CTTTGCCATAATACCTCCATGTGGAGGGCAACCATGCGGAGGAAGGAGATCATATAATATGAAAATAGATTGCCCTCTATTCTGTTTTAGTGAAACCACTTGCAGTTTGCAACCTTTCTTTCACGATCATACCTAGTATTTATTGAATCACTTGGATAATGTGTACTCCAATGCGTCATAGCCTGGTATGCACTAAACTTGTTTTTACCAAACTGCCTTGAATAATTGTCATAGTATTCATCCAAGATATAGCCTCTGTGTCTTTGATTGACATGGCTTTTATCTTGTTCAGTTGGTTGTAAACATAACTGGTCTACTTGATATTCAAGTTCATTGTTATCTACTGGAATAGATGACCACTTCTCCATTGTATTAGATACAGTTCGTAGTCTGTCATTGACATCAAATGTATTTGGTCTTTCAAATGTAACTTCTTTGTTACCCTTGTGTTGTGATGATATACGAACATCCCATAGTGGTGACTTCAAACCATTCAAACACAACATGAAATAGTATCCAAGATCAAATGTCAGCTGCCTCATACCATTGTAACTGTTATGAAGTATAGCTTCTAAAGTAATAAAAGAACCTTTATATGGTACGGAATATGCTGGTAGTCTGAAGTGTATTGCCATCAATGCACCTTTGTTAGATACCCTGTATTGTTCTGTCATATCATCAGTATGAAAATGATTACTGAGATAATCATATGCTAGTTCATACGACTGTTGATGTGTAATAACTTTGTATGAATCTTTGTGTATAGCAATCAACTCGTTGGTGTCATCACGAACCAACTGTTTGTAGCCAGGTATCTTAGTCTGGTGTTGATTGTATACTTCTTCACTTCGTACTGCGAAGTCTAGTTGTTCTGGTAACATAGTTCCTCCTAACTTACCGATATTGTTATCTTATCTTTTTCACTGATAATACCATCAGCAAATTCTATTTCAATCTTATCAATACCTCTGTGGTCATGGTGTTGATACTCTGATTCATCAGTAGTACTGTGAAATACTTTTGATTGAAATACAATCTTAGCATTTGGAGATATCCTGTTTATCTTACACATGATATCTTTGAATGTTTCTGCGTTACATCTCATATAATTCTTCCTTTCCATAATAATCTTTGGGTAGTTGAAAACCCTTGATAATCCTTGATTGTAGAGCCTTGAACATTAAGTTCTCAACCTCTTTTCTGCCTACAGTCATAGCTGAACTCTTTGAATCCCAATCGCTTTTGACTTGTGGACCTAGTACACTATCATCAACTGTCAATCTCCATTTAGTAATACTGTGCTTGAAGTTTGATTTTACTTTTACAATGTTCACAATTATTACTTGGTCTTGACCATATGGAATAGTTGCTTGGTAATGTCCTGGTCTAATACATTTCATGTTTACCTCCTATCTGGTTTCAAATTTTAACTCCTCTAATTGTTTTAACCAACCTTCTACAGTTGTTATATCTTTTGCTATAGCAGTTCTTAGTTTTTCAAACTCCTCTAGCATTTCATTTTCTATAAGAAACAAATCATCTAACTGACTGAGTGCAGTTGATTTACTATATCCTTTAATCGCATCCCTTGTCGCTAGTCTTTGATCCCACAGTCTTGCTTTCAGTACTTTCAAGCCCTCGGTATTCATCATCTATTACTCCTATCTTGCCATCTCCAAAGCATATATCACATTCATCTGATGCTTCTGGATTGTACGCATCAATAATTATTCCCAGTCCTAGACATCTAAAACATCTACGAAACTTCTGGTCTTGGATTGTCATTTTCAAACCTTTCTCTGACCATCTCGCTGATCTCAGATACATAAATTAGTTTTACTTTCTCTCGTAACATTTGATTTGTTACTTTATCTGTCAGTTCCTCGAGAGTATCACAATGCTCATAATACATTGAGTAGATGACATCAAATCTATCTAGCTCATCCTTTGTGAAACTATCCTGTGGTTGTGGTAACTGCATATCTACCTCCCTGTAATTGCTACAATTAATATTATTAGTACAATAAATCCTATGATGATTCCTATTACTGAATCCCAGAACCACCATGGAACACTAATAATCTTTTCTAACAAGTTTCTTTACTATCCTGTTTGTTAGAAATACTAGAAATATCCATATTGGTGCTGACACAACTGACATAGTCAATGTAGGATTGATGCCCATTGATATAGCAAATGCTATGAAGCCACCACCCAAACCAATATAGATCATTATCCATGTACCAAGATACGCTGCACGATCTCGGAATTTGCTACCAACCATAGCTCTAATCATATTGACTAGCAATAATTCTAGGCTACGGAATATGTATGAAAAGATGTTAGTCATTTTTCATATTAACCTCGCTTCCGTTTTTTATTATACATGATTCGGTATATGATTCAATCACATCCCATTTTTTTTTAGTAGGAATGGTGGGATATACCCACCACTCCAGTTTGTTTTAGTATCCAAAGGCTTCTTTAGATATTCTTTTTGTTTCTGCAATCTCCTCTTCAGTCATCTGTGACATTGTTCTCATCTTACCAATGGATGGCTTAGATACTTTTCTTTCATGCCATTCCATTTGATACAGTTGTTTATACAAATCAGAACACGCTTTGTGTATTGCTGTGTATTTGTCCTCCAATGCATTCCAAGTCTTACCCTGTGCTAGTAGATTGTCAGCGTTGATTGTGCTGATTTCTGTGCCATCTGGTGCTTGTCTTTCATTTACAAATGTTTGTTCATAGACATCTTTGTAATACTTAGCATTCTTTTTGAATGACTGTATACTCTTGTGAGTACTGTTGCATATCTGCCACAGTAGTAGATCTGTGTAGACACGATCTATTTCACAGTTCTCATCAACGAGAGAACCAATCCAAGATGTCCAATCTTGTGATTGATGGTAATGAATACTACTGATTGTAGCATCATCAGTATTTAGTTTAGTAGGTGCTTTCATCTTGTACCTCTCCTTCAATGTGTTCATGCTGGTTGTTAATCGTTTCAGCATATTCCCTCCATAGTTTAGCTTCATAGTGTTTTCCTTTCTCTTCAGCTTCTCTTGCTTTATCTAAGCAATCTAGATATTTGTATTCAGAATCAGTCATTTTGATTCTCCTTCCTTATATTTATTTGCTTTCGCAATTCCTCTATGGCGTCATGCCATCCTTCATAATATTCCCACGATACATCTGAATCATAGGCTTTATGCAGTTGATCTGCTTTTTTCTTCCTCATTGAAAGCATCAGATCTAGTAATGTAAAAGTTTTATCAAGAGTTTTCATAATATAATCTCCTTTCTTGATTCCTCGATTAGGTCACAAACTTTAGTCAGTATTAGGAGCGTAGCGAGTTACCCTCGTAGAGGGCGTAGTTGAGCGATTAGGAGCGAAGCTCAGCGAAACGAAGTACTTGTACTTTTGTGATATAATTGAGAATCAAGAGAGAGAGATAGCAGCGAAGATCATATGCGTAAGCACATTCATCTCGTCAGAGATGATATGGAAAGATCGAAAGCTGCCGATCCGTGAGGATCGTTTACATTTTTTAACTTGACATGGTTACGATCATGTTTACATCTATCGTAATGGCAAGAACACAATTAGGAAAGAAAGATGGTTTAACATACAAACAGAGGTTGTTAGTTGATACCCTCGTAACCACAGGATGTACCATAACCGAAGCAAGTCAGAAGGCAGGTTATTCAAGGGGAGAAAGTGGTAGAGTAGTAGCTAGTAGGACACTACGATTACCAAAGGTACAAGCGTACCTACAACAGGAAGTGTCCAACAAGTTAGGACTAGGATCAGTCCACGCATCCTCAACTCTCCTACACTTAATACAAAATGGGAAGAGTGAGTATGTAAGACTGGAAGCTAGTAAGGATCTCTTAGATAGGATAGGCATGAAAGCTCCTGAAAGAGTACAACACAATGTGGGTGGAAACATTGCAATCAAGATAGATCTAGATTAGAGGGGTAGGCTTAGAAACTAGCACAATGCAAACAGACAAAGATCCTATACACACAATATAGTTGAAAAAAGCACTTCAAAAAAATATTTATTATAGTAAGGTTCGAGCATGGCAGATCCTAGACTAAAGAGAGCTGGAGTAAGTGGTTATAATAAACCAAAGAGAACTCCAGGTCATAAAACCAAATCACACATAGTAGTTGCTAAATCTGGTGATAAAATTAAGACGATTCGGTTTGGGCAACAGGGTAAAACAGGAGATAGAACTATGACAAAGAGAGCAAAGTCTTTTAAGGCAAGACACGCAAAGAATATAGCCAAAGGTAATATGTCAGCAGCATATTGGGCAAACAAGGTGAAGTGGTGAGTACAGTTAATAAAGCTGGTAACTATACAAAGCCAGGCATGAGGAAAAGAATATTTAATAGAATTAAAGCTGGTGGAAAAGGTGGGAAGCCTGGACAATGGAGTGCAAGGAAGGCGCAAATGTTAGCACTAGCTTATAAGAAGGCAGGAGGTGGTTATAAATGATGAAGTCTGTTAAAGCTCCAGCTGGTTTCCATTGGATGAAAACAAAGAATGGTGGATACAAGCTAATGAAGCATAGTGGTCCATTCAAAGCACATAAAGGTGCTAGTCTAACTGCAAAATTTAATATACAAAAGAAACATGGCTCTAGCTAAATCACAACGCAGTTTAAAGGCGTGGACTAAACAGAAGTGGCGTACAAAGTCAGGAAAGCCATCTGCTAAGACTGGTGAAAGATATTTACCAGAGGCAGCAATAAAGGCACTTACTCCTGAAGAGTATGCTAGAACAACTAGAGCTAAACGAAAGGGTAGTAGAAAAGGGAAGCAGTTTGTAAAGCAACCTAAATCTATTGCAGCAAAAACAAGAGCATATAGGAGAGTAACATGAAACACGGAATGAAAATGAAGCCTAAGACTAAGAAAGCAAAGAAACAGGCAGCTACAGCTATGGCTATGAAGAAAGCTGGTAAGAAGCCTAAGATGAAGAGTTACTAATGCCTTTTAGTAAATACTCTAAAAAACAGAAAGGTCTTGCTGCTATGTATGGTGATAAAAAGAAAATAACCAGAGGCGACATCATCATGGCAGCTAAGAAAAATAAAAAGAAAAAGAAAAGGAGCTAGTATGTTTGAACCAATACTTGATCGTTGGGATCGTTTAAATAAAAAAGGAAAAGGTATTGTTATTGCTATTTTAGTTGTTGCTATAATAGCTATTGCTAAAGCTGTATGACACAGCAATACGCACAAGACGAAATATCTTTTCAAGATCGTATGAGATTAAGAAAGATAGTAAAGAAAGTGCATTTTGCACACTATCCAAAAGATCTTATTACAGATAAAGAAGCAGATCTGTTTATAGAATCACTACTACCTGAAACTATTTATAAGTTAATCAAAGCTGGTATTGATTCCAATAATGTGTGAGTGGACTAAATTATAAAGCACCTGGAGAAGTTATCAAAACTTTTATGAAGGATGATAGCTTCTTTAGAGGTGTACGAGGTCCAGTAGGATCAGGTAAATCAGTATCTTGTTGTATAGAAATATTTAGAAGAGCTGCCAAACAACAAGCATCACCTGATGGTAAAAAGAAATCAAGATGGGCAGTAATTAGAAACACAAACCCTCAGTTAAAAACTACTACCATGAAAACATGGTTAGATTGGTTTCCAGAAAATATATTTGGTAATTTTACTTACTCAGTTCCGTTTACCCATAATATACACATCAATGATATAGAGTTAGAAGTTATATTTTTAGCATTGGATAGACCAGAAGATGTTAAGAAACTACTATCATTAGAACTAACAGGAGTATGGATTAATGAAGCTAGAGAGATTCCTAAAACTATTGTAGATGCTTGTACTATGCGTGTAGGTAGATATCCAGCAGTCAAAGATGGTGGACCCACATGGTATGGTGTTATAGCAGATACCAACGCACCAGATGAAGATCATTGGTGGTCTATTATGTCAGGAGAAGTACCAGTACCAGATCATATGAATCAAGAAGAATCTTTGATGTTAGTTAAGCCTGACAACTGGAAGTTTTTTGTACAACCACCTGGAATGATAGAACTAAAAGAAGATGATAAGATTAAGGGGTACGATATCAATACGACAGCTGAAAATATTAAAAATGTTACAGAAAATTATTATCCTAATATTATTAGAGGTAAATCAAAGTCATGGATAGATGTTTATGTACTAAATAAATTAGGAACTATTGAAGATGGTAAGTTAGTATATGGTTCTTTTAGAGAAGATACACATATTGCTAGTGAAGATATACAGTTTGCAAACACTACAGTATACATAGGTTTAGACTTTGGACTTACACCATCAGCTGTGTTTGGTCAAAAGTTACCTGATGGTAGATGGATAATAAACCATGAGTTAGTTTGTTTTGATATTGGTACAGTAAAGTTTAGTGAAATGCTTAAGCATGAAATAATAAAGCATTGTGCAGATAAAGATTTAAAAATATTTGGTGATCCAGCTGGAGATTTTAGGGCGCAAACAGATGAAACTACTCCTTTTCAGATACTTAGACAGCAAGGTATCCAAGCCTTTCCAGCTCCATCAAATGATGTATCTCTACGAATAGAATCAGTAGAAGCTGCATTAAATAGGATGGTTGATGGTAAGTCTGGTTTCTTACTATCGCCATCCTGTAAACAACTAAGAAAAGGCTTTCTTGGTGGATATCACTACAGAAGAATACAAACATCAGGAGAAAGGTATGAAGATAGACCAAACAAGAACAA